ACTATAGTACTTACCAATGTATGGTGATATTCTATTTAACGCATCGATCCTATTATTAAGGATCTCAGTTTCTTTCATCTCAGCAAAATGGTTATCTTCTTGGAAGTCAAAACGAATATCTTGCGACATCGTTTCCCATTCATCTGGACGAATAATTTGTTTTGCTATTAACTGAACTCTTAGAGCTTCAGAAAACAAAATAGAAAACTTACGTCTAATACGTTCAATAAACTTATTAAACTTAATCTCGTCTCGTGTAATCTCACTTGATCTACCTAAACTAAAACCATTATCTGGTCTCATTCTTGATACAGGTACGTTCAAGCATTGATATAATTTGTTTTGGAAATATTGAATGTCTTCGATCTGACCGAGGTTTTGACCGCCTTCGAGTGTAGTAATCTCTGTGCCTTTACCCCCTTCTCTTCTTGGCATCCAGAAGTCTTCCATCATGGATAGATGCTTCTTGTCGTCTCTTATCTCACCGGTTGCTGCATCGTAGACAACTTTATTTCGATACTTGTTCATAATATCATTGACATATTGTTCAGCTTTAAGCTTAGGTAAGTTACCTACGTCAATGTAAAATATTCTACGTTCAGGAGCTCTTGAAACACGATAGATAACTAACGCGTCTTCAATCATCTTCAACTGATTTACTGGCTTGATGGCTTTATGTAGGTAACCCAACATTGAGTTACTATTTGCATCAATTAAACCAGAAGGACAGTAAATAACTGAGTCTAAACTAAGTTTTACGCCCTGACTTGTATTCTCGTTAATACCTTTGTCATTATAGATATAGTATTCTTCTATAGCCTTAACAACATCAATACCTTTATCGTTCTTACCTTTTTTGATATTCTTAATACGACGGATCTTGCGTGGATCTACGTATCGTAATTCTTGAATACCATTCTTAAGGTTTGTCTCATCTAATAAGATATGATAGTAAAGTCTTCCATCCACATACCATGAACGGAAAATATCATGACCCTTAGTACCAAACTTATATAACTTAAGAATATTATCAAATTCATCAGCAATTAATTTCTTAATTGATGTAGAAACCTTAACGTCGTCTAATACGACTTCTACAGATTTCTCATCAGAATTTGCTGTAATAGCTTCATTGACGATATCCTCAATAGCATTATCACAGTCGCCATATTGAGATACTTCTCTATAGCGTCTGATTAAATCATTTTCATTCTTAATAACGCCCTCAAGGTCAACGGTCATGCCATAGTAGGCAGCTGCTGAACCAAGGGTCGATACTAGCGTGGAACCATCATCAGAAGAGGGAGTAACAACTTCACTCCCTGTTCTTTTTAATTCCTTCTTCTTAATCTCAAACCCGAAAATTTCCATTATAAACCTCTCATATTATAATTTATTCCCAACCCAGATTAAACTGGTAATGGGAATGTACCTATTGGAGTGTTAACTGAAGCATTAACGCCAAACGCGCTAGCACCAGTAGTTGTATCACTTGTCCAGTAGTTGTAATTAAATTCAACATCAAATATTTCGATTTGGTTGTTTGAATCGTAGTCAACAGTGATTGCACCAATCGTTGTTGGATAAGCATCATGGAACTTGTAAGTTTTTACTGTAGCTCCATTACGATCCAACTGATTTACCAATAAGTCTACTTGGTAATCACGTGGGTTAGTACGACCATTTGTTTGAGCGTTGTTCATAACACCGTCTGACCATCTTTCCATTGCGTTTCTGATTGCAAATGTTGTATCATTGTAAACAGAAATTGTCCATGGAGCAAATGATCTTTCACCAGCAAAGTTAACTTGACGACCACGATATAGGATCTGTACATTTTCTACTGTTGAAGCCGGCAATTGAGCTGACTTACAGAGAAATTGTGCATTTAAACCTACAGCTGCGCCAATTCCAACGTATGCAGGGAATGTTAAGTCAACACGAAACTGATTAGGACGTGCGCCGCCACCAATCAGTTGTGCTTTAAAATCGCTAATGTTTGCCATATTTTATCCTTTTTAATCCTCTTTATTATTTATATGTTACGCGCCAATTTCACTGAAGTTAACTGCTGTTCTTGCTGCAACAAAGTTAAGCGTAATGAAGTTAATGGAACGAGCTGGTTTAATAAAGATATCGGCAACAAACTCATTGCGGTCGATAACTTCGCCTGTATTGTTTGTATCATCGCATTTAACACGGAATTCTGTGATACCACGACGACCTTGTACATCTCTTAAGAATGGTTCTACCAAGTTCTTAAATTGAGCTCTTGTGAATGAATCATTGAACTCAAATAATTGATACTTAGCAGCAACCGCAATTGCTTTCTCAAGAACGATAAACAATCTGCGAACATTGATACGATCGAATGCGCTTGGTTTAGATAAGAGTGTCTTATCACCAAAGAGAACTGTGCCTTCACCAGGGAAGTTAACAACTGGGTTAACGCCTGCTTTGTAAAGGTTATCTCTTTCAGTTTTACCTGGGTTAACCGCAAGTTTAACAACATTCTTAACTTGACCGCGATTTAAACCGCCTGGAGACCACCATGGATCGTTTGTATAGTCTGTACGAGCGCAAAGACCTGCAACGTCACCATTTAATGGAATATATCTATATTTGTCATTATATCTGTCGTATTGATACTTGTAACCTGTATCAAGAGCAGCATATGATGTACTTGGTAATGCATTTCTATATGTTGTGATAGCAGTTACAGCATCTGAACCAGAACCTGTAATAACATCACCAGAAGAGTTATTTTCTGGAGAAATGAATACAACACAATCTTTACGTGTTTCTGCAACGTTGTTGATAACATATGTAGCAACTGTTGAAGAAGCTTTACCAAGCGGAATTAATGAAACATCATATAATTCTGCATTAGCAAATATTGACCATGCTGTTTGTAATTGACCATCTGTAGCTGTAAGATCATCAACACCACCTGATAGAGATGATGTTAAAGCTGCTGTAAGATCTTTAAAACCTTTACCTGCAGCAGTTAGACCCCAATTTACACCAGATGTACCTGTACCATTAACTGATGTAGAAAGAGCTGTAGGATGATCCATCCACCAGATATATCTAGATTGACTGTTAACTACGTCTTTGTAGTAATTATTAGTACCATCTGTCTTTTTAGCATCAGAAGCTTTAGATGCATAAGCAAATTTTTCTAAGACTGTACCAGGAATACCTGTCCATAAACCATCTTCGTCAACAACAACGATATGAACTTCGTCATTTGAACCACCAACACCAGCAGCATAAGCTGAAGTAGTTGGTTTTGAATCAAATTGATCAGCATAAGCCCATGTTGTAAATGTTGTTTGGTCAGCAACAGAAACTTTTAATGAGTTACCTAATGTACCTGGATATTTAGCAGCCCATTCACCAACAACACCTTCACCAGCATTGTATGAAGTTGTATAAACGTCTTGATTGTTGATTTTAACACCGCTAGTTGTAATGATTGCTGTTGCAACAGCATCTGTACCTGGACCAGTAGCAATAGTTACTGAAGGAGCAGATGTATAACCTGTACCTGGATTGGTAATTATAATATCGCTAACTGCGCCACTTGTAAGTACTGCAGTTGCTGTAGCTTGAATACCACCAGTAACGTTTGGAGCACCAAGTGTAACTGCAGGAGCTGTAACATATGAGTCACCTGGAACTGAAATTGTAAAACCTGTAACTGTACCAGTTTGTGTTACTACAGCGTTTCTATGATTTTGTGTATCAACGCGTGCTACTAATAAGTTATTTGTGTATGCAAGGAAATTTGCAGCTGTAAAGAATGATTGTGCATTTGAATCTTCTGGTTTACCAAAACGTTCAACCAAATTAGTTTCAGATGTAATTGTAACAGGATCTAGAACGGGACCCCATGTAAACACTCCAGCAAAAGCACCTGCAGATGTTGATACTGCTGGAACAATGGCTGAAAAGTCTTTCTCGACTACCGCAACTCCTGGAGATAATTGGAACGGCATTTTTATGATTCTCCTTAAATTATGATTTTTATGATATAACTAGAGTCACCTCTATACATTTATTTATACTAACTAAAAATTCAATAGAACCTCTTCGTTAGGTGTCTCTCTTCCATCATTATAAAACCCGAATGGGGTTAACTCATCCTCGATAGACTTAATTTGTTTCTCATACATGATCTGTCTAAGATTGACGTCATTAAGATCCTTAAAGTAAGGATTTGTAGTTAACCAACTAAATAGTACTAAAGTCATAACCAAATCATCATGATAACCCTCATCGGCAGCATAAGAACCCTTCTGCTCGATAAAGGTTGAGATCTCGGCTATAGTGTCGATATCCTGTACTAGCAGTTTACCCTCTTCTACTAAAGCCTTAAAGTTCATACATCCAACTCGCTTAACTTTCTTATCTGTGTTAACTCCAAGCTGAGCTTTACCTCCACCGAAGCCACCAGAAACTACTTGTCCATCATTTGATCTATTGACGAATAGGATATTCTCGTATTCCATCTCAGAATAAAGGATAGACGAAACTTGCTCAGAGGAATTAACCTCCATTAAAACGTATGCTTCATTATATTCTTTACCGATCTTGTATATCACTGATGGATATAACATCGGACTGATCTTATTGTCTCTATATTTTGCTACTTGTTTATATGGTACTTCAGTAATATCTATGATCGAGAATGATGAATAGTCTCCACCAACCCCCTTTGCAGTATCAGCAACTAGTACATAGTTATGACCCTTCACAGGTTCTTCAAAGACATCTAGTCCATCTTTACTATGTATAACTCTTGCTGGACTCATCTTGGCGATCACATCAGCTCTGACTAACGTTAAGCTAGAACCTAAGAATGTACAAAGAACTTCTTGGTTA